TAACACCAGGAGCAGCATTCCAATTCACGGAAAGTTACCAAGGTCCAGGACTATCGAACCATACAGTAATTCAAAGATCAACAACTATAAACAGCGTAACCGATACAACAAGTACATTCACACAATAAAAAAGATATGTCTACTATTTGTAGCAAGTGTAATTGCAACCCCTGCAAATGCAGCCGACGTAGGTGGAGTATCAGCAACTGCTAATCCAATCGCCAACTCCTCTGGCTCGGTAACCAATCAAGCTATACAGGTCCTTCAGGGGCCATACATAACTAATACTTATGGTAATGGTATTCAATGTCAAGGTGCGACTATGAATATCACACCATATGCTACTGGAGGTATGGCATTTAAGCGACCATATGAAGCATACTATGACGAGCCAGTGTATGACGTTCATGATGCTGATGACGATGGACAGATAGACAATCCAGGAAATATTTTATATTATATGCCAACAAGAACGAATCAATCGGATAGTTATAATGTATCATTAGGTGTCTCTGCCACTTGGTCACGACCATTAGATAAGAAACTACAAGAGCAATGTAAGCAAGCAGCACAGGCAAGTATCAATCAAATGGTACAGTTGACTGCTAATAAAAGATTAGACTTTGAATTAGCTCGTCTTAAAAATTGTGGTGAACTTATGAAATCTGGAGTGATGTTCCATCCTAAGTCACCTTATGCATCGGTATGTGCTGATGTTGTATTGGTACAACCTGCTGGTGTAGTAGTTCCTCATATGCATAGTCTTGGTACTAATGAAACTAAAAAAGAACCACCTAAAGAAGAAATTAAAGTTAAAGCAAATGGTACTGCAGAAGATCTAGGAACTTTCCAAATTGGTAATGTTAAAGACTAATGACTATACCTAGAATTAGAGTTAATAGATTAAATTCTTACAACATTCAAGTTGCTGACAACTATACTGAAGAGATTCCAAATGTTTATGTCCCAGAGTGGATGTATATACAACCTAATATCAATAATTTAATTCCACCAGTAGTAGTTAATATTGGTAATCCTGTTGTGGATATTCCTGGTTGTGTAAAAATGCACAAGGATAATAAAAAACATAAGACTGGTGTTCCAATTGATAAGGATCTGGTTAAGAATGATTCCAAAAATGCAATGACACTTTGCCCTGATGGATCATACCCTGCATATTCTGCAATGAATTATGAACCAGATCAATTAACTATAACTACTGAAAGTAAAGCACCTCCTGTTGCACCACCACCAGATCCAGATATTGATACACCAGAGACACCAAGTATTCCCAAGGCAGGTAATGAAAAACCTGATTGTCCTGGCCCCACATCTCTACGTATTGGTGCTGTTGGACCTAGTGAAAAGGAAAAAGTAATAGGTCATGAATTACAAAAGACACAACAAGGAACATGGATATGTGTAGAATTATATGAAGATATTAATATAGTAGAACAATATCTACCCTCCGCACAGGTTGCAATGACTACTGCATCTATTGCAGGAGTGGCTGGTGCATCTGCTCTATTAGCAAAACCCCTAGCAGATTTACTACTAAGGGTTTTTAAACCTGCAATTAAACAGATATTAGGTAAAGTTAATAAAGCACTCGGTAAGACTCCTTATAAACCAACTCAATCTGAATTAAAAACAAATGAATACCGTGTGAAGAAAGGTTTAGTTGGAATCAACTTTGCCAAGGATTATGCTAAAAGAATGAAAAATGAAAAGAAAAGAGAAAAGGAACAGCAAAAAAGATTAAATGATTTTAAAAAGAAATAATTATTTTTTACCTTTCATCTTATCAATTACTTTTTTACCATCCTCAATACCTCTTTCTTTTATTATTTTCCAAATATAATTTTTAAAAGACCAAGATACCATAGTAAGTAATATTATACCAAGTGTTGTTAGTTCAAATTGAGCACCTTTATATGCTGCATATTCGCCCAACATAACTTCCGAATAAGTATCATGGCAACCAGATAAGTAATAATCATCGTTTCTTATTGGTCCAAGGAATTGTCCTTGGGGATTATTCATATCATCATCAGGATAAAACTCCCAGTTCTCTTCACCAACTGTTTGCAATCCTTCTCTCCATCCACGTAAATCATTATCCTCTGGTGTTACAGCAGCATTAGTTGCTTTACCATTAATATCTTGTTGAAATATTTTTAAAGGATCACTCTCTTTATTATCAGTATGTTTCTCCTCACACTCTAAAAATTGATGGAGACGTTCATGTTCACGAACTCTTCCAATATATTCTTCTATATTTGGTTCTTCAAATTTAGTTCTAAAGAAAGGAGTTTCTATCTGTGGTAGATTATCTATTATAAGTTCCTTACCAACCTCAAAAACATTACCCCATCCACGAACAACTCCGTCCTCATCCGCTTGTGTAGGTATACCCATTACTTAGGAACCTCTTCCCTATAATCTCCTGGATTTGTTGATCTGACAACTCCTCCTGTCGATTTAGGTAGCATATCTGCTAAAGCACTACGAACTTCTTCTCTGACTATGAGTTGAAGTTCTGTTTGTTTTGCTTTAATTCTTTTCTCTGGTCCACCAGTGGCAGTGTCAATAGCATAATTACCACCCATGAAAGTGCCACCACCTATGACGGCAACTGCTGTTCCTGTACTAGTAATCTTTTGTAAGTCCATCTTTACCCCCTATAATACTGGATACTCCTCGTTGCGTACAAACTCTGTTTTCTTGGTCTTAAAGTCTTCCATCAATCGCTGGACTTGTTTCTTATCAAGACCTGCTAAATCTTCACAGTTCTCTAAGGAACGATAGATACATTCTCTATCACTTATGGGTGGAGAAATCTCCCACCCTTGCTCATTGTAATACTTCTTACCTTTAGTAACCTGTGCTTCTACGTGTCCTAAGTCTTGTGTCTTAGAAGGGTTCTTGTAATTATGTGTTTTGCTCATTGATAATAAGAAGGATTGTAATCTGTTTTTGAGTTCTTAGATTGACTCCAAGGTTTATACTCTGGTTCAGGTTCATCAATAAGATGTTTGAAATGCTTTGTATCAAAATATGATGGTGGTAATGGTTCCACATTATCATACGGCCCTGCCAATCTTCTCTTATATTCTCTTTCATCCAATACTTCATTAATGAGTATCTTTAACTCCTTAACCATTTCAGGAGTCAATAATCTCATGGGATTAATAATCATCCGAGGAAGAATTGGATTCCCATTTTCATCATGTGGATATACATTATCAGTACATCCCTTCGTTGCAGGGCCACTCAACCCTTGTGTATCTATTTTGTCCATAATGAATGCGTTTTCTTATTTATTGTGTATCATATTATTCATTACCTGCTATATCATCATATTGTGACCAGTGTTGTATTTCTCTGGTATTTCTTCTCTTTATAAACTTTAATTGATCCCAACATGAATCATAACATAGCAATAATGTGTGAACATATTTGTGTGGATCATTCTTTGATACACTACACTTAGGTTTAGGTCTAATACCAGTCTCTATTGTAATATATCTTGGTACTGGTTTCCATCCAAACTTCACTCTTTTTTCATTATCTACTTCATCTCCCTTAAAATAGACCCAACCTTCATCCCTACCATTCTCACCTCGATCCCAAATTACATAATCATCCACTTCTGGTTCATACATTGGCATAAGTTTAAGACAGGTATATTATATCACAATATATAGATTATGGAAAGATGTTGAGATTCTTGAATCAAATCTTAAGAGGGTATAAAGTTTATAGATAAAATATATGAGTTATGTTATAATGTCAACACAAACCCCATTACGCAAATGATCAATCTAGACGAAAGATACCACGACTATCTGACAAATAATAAAACTTTAAGGATAGATGGCATTAGTGAACGTCTTCAAGCGTATGGTTGGCATTGTGATGGTAACGATATAAAGGGATATTACTTGACAACAGAAAATTATAAGTTATATTATAATCTGAACGAACAGTTCATAAAAATGGAACCACTCAGAAAAGTTGCAGTTGAGGCTTGAAAAAATAGTTAAATAACGATATAATATTCAATATTGATAATTTAATATGAAACCATTTGTCAAAAAGGGGTGGGAGTACATTCCTAATATTATCACTAGAGCAGAAGCAAATAAAGTAAAATTTGATAATTATCTGGGAGCAGTTAGAGACTTAGGTGGTATCATACCACATGATGATCCAGAAAGAGGTAGAGTCATGACATGCTATGCTCCACCCTCATCTACATTTATAGTAAAAAGACTCCACCCAATTCTTGAAAGAATCGTGGGTGAAGAACTAATACCAACTTATTGGTTTTGTACTACTTATTGGAATAAAGGTTTTATGGCTCGTCATACTGATAGACCATCATGTGAGGTATCAGTAACTATGAATATAGATTCTATTGTTGATTGGCCTATTCAATTACAAGATTTGGAAGGTAATAGACAAAAAGTTGTTACACCTATTGGTCATGGTCTTGCTTATTCAGGGATAGAAGTTCCTCATTGGAGAACCCCATTAAAAGCAAAAGAAGGAACTAAACATATGCAAGCATTCTTTCATTATGTTAGAAAAAATGGAAAATATGCTGACTATGCTTTTGATAAAAATGCTAAATGCTATCACCTATTAACTACTTAAGGTCCAGGAGGAGCTTGAGCAGGTAGACCATCATTTACTTTAGGAACACTGTATAGTTCTGCTTGATACTCTCCTTCTAGTGTACCCTCCAATCCTATAACTTCACTAGGTGCAGTAGGTAATTGTGTTGAAATTGCTACTGTTGGTAAATCTCTTAGTGATGTTCTCCAATTCTTAAATGCAGTTGACAAACCAACACCAGTTTCATTTGATTTGGATACTACCCAATCACTTTGATCTAATAATTTTGTACGATAATTTCTAACAGCAACCATACGTTGTGCTTCCTGTCTTGTATCATACTCTGAAATTAAAGAATTCCATTTCGGTGTATCAACGA